GAAGAAACGGGCGTATCGTTGTCATTAAAAAAAAAGATTGATTTAGCGGACATGACCATCGCGGATGAAGATTCGTGGTTGGAACATTTGAAATCCCGTGGGGAAATAATTAACAACGATGTGTGGGAACTGATTGATGTAACGGAAGTTACGAATGCGGATGAGGAACTAAGATTTAACATGGCTTATGAAAACCCCAATAAAAAAAGTGGTGATGATAAGGGGGTTTACAAAATCCGTTATCGGTACGGCCCTAATATCGTGGCCGACAATTCAAGGCAGTTTTGTTCTACAATGGTTCAAGAATCCAAAGGCGGAGTAATTTATCGCCGTGAGGATATTTTGACAATGGGGGATGCGGGTGTGAACGGACAATTTGCACCAAGCGGACAAAGTTCATATTCCATTTGGAAATACAAGGGCGGTGTTAATTGTCACCACAGATGGGAACGATTGACATTCAGACGGAAGCAAATCAAAGGTAAATTTTTACCCAAGCAACCAGGCGAAACGGGTGACAACCGAGATTTAGAAAATTACAACGAAGTATCAAATAAGAGTGCCAACGCTGCGGGGGTTCCATTTTCACCTAGCGGATGGGAAACGGCATCAACACGCCCAATTGATATGCCAAACAAAGGTTCATTAAAAAACAAATAAGAGATGTACGCAAACGATGATGTATTACTAATCACCAAGGAGGACATATTCAAATACACGCAGTTAAGCGGGAATTTTGATGTGGATAAAATAACCCCATTTATAAAGATAGCCCAGGACATCCAAGTGCAAGAATTGTGCGGAACTGTGTTGTATCGGAAGTTATTGGATGATGTTCAGTCAAGCACATTGGCGGGGTATTACCTTTTGTTGGTTGAACACTATTTGCAACCTTTGTTGATCCATTACGCGATGAGTGATTTGTTGTTGTTCCACGGGTATGAGGTAACCAATGCGGGTATTGTGCGTAATTCACCCGAGAATACACAGTTACCAAGCAAGGAGGAATTGGACACGATTGTCCAAAGACAAAGAAACATTGCAGAAACTTATCGGAGGCGTTGCGTGGATTACCTTTCTTATTTCCCACAACGATACCCAGAATACACCGCCAACCAACAAGCGGGAGAATACCCAAATAGTAATCCATCGAATTTCGTTACATGGAATTTGTAAAAAAAACATATAAACCCAAGGAGGAAAAGGTCAAGAAATTGACCACCTACATAACGCAATTAAAAATCGTTAAGGGGGTAAAATGTGATTTGTTTACAAAAACAACCAAGATAATCGCCATTATGATATTCTTAACGGGGTGTTCGGCCGAATGGCACTTAAAAAAAGCCATCCAAAAGAACCCCGCTATGGCACAAACATCCACACATACCATTGATACGCTATTTGTACGCGATTCTGTGAGCATTACAGACACTTTCACAACAAAAACGATTGATACCATCACAATTGAAAAAGACGGCGTTAAAACGATTGTTTACAGAAACCACGATGTTATCCGAGTTCACACAGTCGTAAAGGCCGACACCATCAGATACACCAAAACAATTCAGTTACCCGCACAAATAAAGTATACGGAACGCGTAAAGGTTCCACAATGGATTGGATTAACTTTGTTTTTGGGATTAATTTTGTTAATGATAATTATAAAACGATGAGCGATTGGGGTCAAGAATATAACAACAAGGCAGCACCATCGCAAGGATGGAAAACTCCATCAAGGAGTTCACCACAAGGGGGCGGAACGCGGGGTTGTTTATGCAAGAATGAAAATAAGTATTCACGAAAGTGTTGCGATGGGTCGTTATGGGCGCAAGGGATTGGAAACATTACACGAAGCCCCGTATTTACAAACGAGCAATGGCAAGGAATTACTACAAAGTGGGAAGAAATTAACGAAACTTGGAATAATATATAAGATATGGGAATTTCATTAACGGGTTTAACACCCGCAACAACATACGATGCCTTGATTAAGGTAGGCGATAACGGACCAATTGATGGAACATTAAAAGTGTTATCCGATGGATTGGGTACAAACCTACCAATGGAAGCATCCACCACGGGTGTAAATTTTACGGGTAATTTAACTCAAAGCGGAACGGCATTACAACCCGTGTTGGTCAGTGGCACGAACATCAAGACCATCAATGGAACAAGTGTATTGGGTTCGGGTAACATTGTGACACCATCCACCCCACCATCGGGTGTATCGGGTGCTATTCAGTTCAGCAATGGTAGTGCGTTTGCAAGTGATGCTACAAACTTCTTTTGGGATGATACCAATAATAGGTTGGGGATTGGTACGAATGCGCCTTTATACGGAACTCAACTTCAATCCGACACAAGCGGTGCAAATACTTTGATATGGTCACGAGCGGCGGGAAGTTTGAATACAAGTGGAATTATATTTTCAGTTGCAGACAATACGGTTTCGGGAAATCAATACCACAAGGGGGGTATATTTTTCAAGGGTGATGGTGCTGGTGCGGGTAGGGGTTCATTGATTTTGGTTAGTAATACCGCCAATGATGCAAGTGTGGCAAGTTCGTCAAATGTTGGTATTGCCCTTTTGTCAAGTGGTAATAATAGTATTGGAACTTTGAGTGATTTAAGTGCAAGGGTCGGCATCAAAGGCAGTGGCTCAACATCCGCCACGACATCGCTTTTGGTGCAGAATAGTGCGGGGACGGCTGCGTTGCAAGTTCAAGACAACTTAAATACTATTTTTGGAGGTGACGTAACATTGCAGAGTACCTTACGATTTAACTCAAATACAAGAATTTTTAACCAATCTGGAACGATAGCAATGGAGTCGGTGGGGCTTGTTACTTCCGATATTAGTTTATTCCCATTTCGTCAAGTGAACATCAACAACGCGGGAACATATACGGCACAATCAAGTGCGATATTACAAGTTGATTCAACAACAAAAGGCTTCCTCCCACCCCGAGGAACAAATACGCAAATGAATGCAATTGCAAGCCCAGCCACGGGGCTTGTTTTTTATGACACTACAAATAATAAGTTGTGCGTATATAATGCAACTTCTTGGATACCTTTGCATTAATGATAGGAATATATAAATTTACCTTCCCAAACGGGCATTATTATATAGGTCAAGCAATTGACTTAAGAAGGCGTGAATTGCAACATTTACGGGAGATGGCAAAGCAAAGACATACTAACGATAGGGTTCAAAAGTGTTTTAACAAATACGGAGTACCATCATTTGAAGTTTTGGAAATTTGCGATGTAGACGCATTAAATAAAGTTGAAACAAGTTATATTTCTCAAAGTATCCGTGATGAAAAATGTTGCAATATATGCTTGGAAGGAAGAAGCCGAAAAGGAACAACACAAAGCGAAAGTGCGAAGTTGCTAATCAAAAACCATCAATACGCAAACGGAAAAGCAAAAGCAGTTTATATGTACACAAGAGATAATATGTTTTTAGTTGGTAAATTTGCATCAATAAGCGAAGCGGAAAATGCAATTGGTTGCCATCCAAAAGATGTACAAAAATCGTGCAAGTCAAATGGGCATTACAATGTAAAAAAGTACAAATTTATGTATGCTATGCCCGTGGATAATTTCCTTAATCACATCAAACAAATTGTAAAAATATGAAGATTATACAGATTAACGCCCCCGTAAATTTGACATCGGGATTGAGCATCCCTAATGGGTCAGTTGTTGTTATTGCCGAAGGATATTCGGATAACAAATCACAAAAAGACGGAGTAATTCCCGCACAAATTTCCACACTGGTTTTTGCAAGTGTTCAAGCATTGGCAGAAGGCAAAGCACCGATTCAAGGCATTGAAGATTTTAACACCACTTTTTCCAACCTTGAATTATCGGTTGTAGCGTATGAAACAATCCCAGCGGAATCGTTGTTGGTGAATGCCGTGTACGATGCATTGGTAGCCATTTATGGTGCGGAGAATGTGGAACAAATAACCATCTAATCGTTTTGTAGGCAATGACCGCCGTCAAGAAAACCCCCAATGCGTTGCCCGTTTCGTTTGAGCAATTTAAGAAAAATCCGATTGCGGCCGTTTCTTTTTGCATGTTGTTGGCTGTGTCTTATTTGTATATGGACTTGCGTTCGGGCTATAAAGAACAGATTGAAAAAGCCAATTCAAAGATTGAGGCGTTGGATGTCAAGATTGATAAATTGACCTACGCATTAAAACGATCCGATTCGTGCTTGGCATCCGCCATGACTGAAATCCGTATCATGCAAACAATGAAAAAACTATGAGAACGGCATTATTAGTTTTCACCGCCCTATTTATGACGGCTTATGTGTTCACAATTGCAAACGCAAAACAAACCCCTACAATCGACGAAATAGATGCGTTGCTTAGCAAGGTGTCAAAAAATGTAGAAAGTGCGGGAGAAGTCACCAAAATGGCTCAAACGATGAATGCAAAGATGGTTGAATCAAAGGTTGCAGAAAAGGAAGCGTTAAAAGCGGATGTTGTCAAGGCACAAGCCAAGGCGGAAAAGTATGCAAAGACCATGATGTACATGGGAATCGACACGGCAATGGCGGACATGGACACGGCATCAATTGAAAATATGTTACGATTAAACGGAATGAAATAATGGCAAAGGCAACCAACACATCGACATTCCGTGCAAAGCCCAAAAACAAATTGGGTAGACACACAAAGCACATTAACAAACACAAATCAAAAAAAGCCAGTAGAGGCCAAGGATAATGAAAAAGATATTAGAGATTTTCAAAGGTGACCAAGGTCAATTTAGTTCAAAGCGTTTCGTTGGAATCATCGGGGCGTTTGTACTATTTGGAACAATGGCCCACAATTCAATGTCACCGCAAGAGATAGCACCATCAAAAGAATTGGTGGAAGCGGTTGAATGGGTAACGATTTTAACATTGGGATTTACATCAATAGATAAATTTAGCAAGAAGGATGAAAACTAAACAAGTACATTTTAGGTCGTACAATTACGAAAAGATTGAAAAGAAACAAATCTATTTACACCACACGGCGGGTGGGCCAAGTGGCGAACAAGTGTTTCAATTTTGGGAATCACAAGCCAACAAGGTTGCAACTTGCGTATCCATCAGTAATGACGGAACAATCGTGCAAGGGTTCGGAAGTGAGTGTTGGGCGTATCACCTTGGGTTGGGTACAAAGCATTTCATGTCCCAGGGCTTGCCATATCTTCCGTTGGATCGTTCATCTATTGGAATTGAGATATGTAATTATGGACCATTAACACAAAAAGGTGGTAAGTATTATAATTATGTAGGCGGTGAAATCAAGAAGGACGATGTAATTGAGTTGGATAAGCCATATAAGGGTTACAAGTTATGGCAGAACTACACGGATGCACAAATCGAATCCGTAAAGGAGTTGTTGATCCATTGGAATACCAAGTACGGCATTGACTTGACTTACAACGAGGATATTTGGGAAGTAAGCAAACGGGCATTGAAGGGCGAGGAAGGTGTATTTACACACAATTCGGTTAGACCCGACAAGGCGGATGTATACCCACACCCCAAGTTGATTGCAATGTTGAAGTCACTCACAAAAAAATAAGGCCATTCACAAAGAAAGTGGGTTAATTCTCACTTTTTTTTAATCTTTTTATATTTGTAATTTGGAATTTACAATTAATACCCCCATCTTTGTTATATGAATATGACAAACGAACACAAATTTACTCGACTTAATGGCATCACGGGATTTGGAATGGCCGAATACAAGTTTGAAATTATGGTTGGTGACAAAAGATTTGTTATCACCAAACTAATTGAAGGCGAGTGCAAGGGATTGTGGCAGTTATACGATGCCACAAGCGGATATTGCGATGAATGTATTTGTATTGATTGCCAGTTGAGATTTATCAAAGACGAAATTCGTCATGGCATTATTGAAGATTACATTCAAAACAAATACAACTAATAATATGGATATGACAATCAATATATACGAATGCGTTTATCGCACAGAACAAGGCAAGGAATTGTACACCAAAACTTGGTATGCACCGACATGGGAACACGCTTATCGCATGGCTGAAATTTATCGCACAGTCACTTTACACGATGCGTTTGATTTTATTTTACAACGCATTTAATTTGGAATCTAAAATTATTTAACCTATTTTTGAAAAGACAAATAACATGGATATAATTTACTTCATTCTACTTACACCCGTTGCGGTGGTTGTTTCCTTTCTTGGTTGGAAGTTGAGA